TAAAGACAAGGACCAGTTGAATAGAAGGAGACGGGACCGAAAGGTTATGCGACCTTGGAAGCGATCGTTTCCTCGTAGAAGGCCTGCAGAGAGTCGTCGGAGATCTGGAAGACCCAGTCTTCGCCGCTGATCATGTCCTGGTATACGAGGTTGTTGATGATAGCGACCTGAGATTCCTTGCTCATGCCTTCGCGGATGAAGCTGCCGAAGTTCTTCTTCCACTTGGCCGGAATGTCCTTCTTGTAGGACTGAACGAAGATCTTGATGTCGTTGGCGAGCTTGGTAGCCGTAGCCACGTCGAACTTCTCATCGTCGTTCGGCTTGACAGACGACCAGTCGCGGAGGATCTCTTCTGCGCCAACGGCAGAGGAAGCGTTCATGTAGAACGGAGCGAACTTGATAGCGATAGTGCTACCGATGTAGCCAGAACCGCCGAGGATGACGAATTCGCGAGTGAGCTTCTTGACGCCCTTGACCTTCTCAGCGTTGTAGAGGAAGTCAGAGTAGTCGAACCAAGAACGGCGAGACGGAAGGACGGTGAGATCCTGACCATCCGTGTCGGCTCCAACGTTCATTGCCTTAGCGTTGCTGAACGGATCGAGATCGGACTTGTTCTTGTTGAGGTATTCCAGAATAGCCGGGTGGATCTTGCATTCCTTAGCGTGAGTGTACCATTCTTCGAAGGTCGGTTCGAGCCAGTAAGAAGCGTAGCGGGACAGCTGAGCCGGGTCAGGAATTTCGCCTTCGTAGCCGTGGAATCCCGGAGGGTTAGCAGCAGCGAAGACGCGAGATCCCGGAGCGAGTTTCTTGTCAGCGATAGTCTGGTCGAGGCAGAGGCTCATGAGAGCGTTGCGGACGTCCGGGTTAGCACGGAAGACTTCGTCGAAGAAGAGCAGAACCGGAGTGTCCGGTTCATACCAGTAAGTCGGGTTGAAGACGGTCTTGCCATTGACGATGGACGGAAGACCGAGAATGTCGCCCACGTCGTTGAGGTGAGTGCAGTCGAAGCAGATGACCTTCAGGCCGAGCTTCTCGCCGATCTGGCGGATAACCTGTGTTTTACCAATACCAAACTCACCCACGGCGAGCATAGCCTTGCGGGCGGGAGTGCAGATGGCGAGATCGATGAATTCTTTGACAGTTACTTTAGAGAGCATAGTTATGGTCCTTGTTGAAGTTAGCTCTTTAGTTATTTACATAGTAAATATAAGAAAATCCAGAGAAACTCTAAACCCCAAATCAAGATTTTTCTGATTTTTTTGAATTTATTCCTTGTCTACACGGCTGAAGATGAGCAGCAGATCGGCAAAGTCCTTCTTGAACTGATCGATACCGATTCCGTACTTTTCGAGTACTGCATGACAGTTGAACCCGTACTTGTTGCTGTCAGGATAGTAGATCATAGCATTTTCGATCTCCTTATAAGCGATGAGATCGTGATATTTCCATTCGACAAATTGATGGATAAAGTTAGCGATTTCTCTCTTGTTCATGTTTAACCTTCTTAGTCGTCGAAGATGTGAGTGAGCTGCTGGATGGAAGCGTGATGCTTGACGAAATTCGGCACGGTGTATTCCTTTTCGGAAGAGATCACGAAGATGTGCTGACCGAGGTTGTTTTCCGTCCATTCCCAGTAGCAGTCGGTGAAGATGACGACGCCGTCGTAGTGAGCGTTGTGAGCCTTGAGCCATTCGCCGATGCAGTGCGGATCAGTGCCGCCACGACCAGGAGCCGTAACCTTCTGGAAATTCTTAGTCAGCTTCTGCGGCTTGACCATCTGTGCGTCCCAGAATGCGAGATCGATTTCGGTCTTCTTGTAGAAGTTGTGCAGAATCTCGCAGCCCTTGCGGATGTCGGAGTCAGACATAGAGCCGCTAGAGTCGATGGCGAAGAGCATCTTGGTCTTGCGGTCGGTGCGGTAGCCAGGAAGATATTCGTAGCGCTTGTTGACGCGGAGACGTGTAGAGACACGCTTGCGGCAGCGGACAGAAGCGCCGAAGCCAGCGATGATGGGAGTGATGTTGACCTTGCGCTTGTTCTTGAGCATGATCTCTTCCACAGCATCGCCGCTCAGCTTGCCCCAGCCAGTGACCTTGCACTTATTCTCGATCACGTCGCGGATCATTTCGTCTACGATGTTGTTTGCGCCCCATTCTTCCGTGTTTTGGTCGCCGTTTTGGTTCCATTCGTCGAAGGCGTCTTTTTTCGGGTTTTGCTTTTTTGACTTTCCCTTGCCATCGCGTCCAGCAGAGCTAGGATTGCTTCCAGTTCCTCGACCCTCTCCAGAGCCCTGATCCCCAGCAGAGTCACCCGCCTCATCAGATTCTGAACCGGTTTCGGAGCCGTCTTGATCATCTGAAGTTCCTTGTCCGTTGGACCCATCTTCGCCAGTTCCTCGAGAGGAAGACTGAGAAGATCCGTCTTGTCCTTCTTGACCGTCTTGGTCTTGGTCGCTTTCGGAATCTTCGCCGTCTTGGCCTTCGTCGCCTTGATTGCTGGAGCTGGTTTCGTCGTTCTGGTCTTGATCATCTTGATCTCCTTCGCCGTCCTGAGAGGACGACTGCTGTTGTTGTTGCTTGCCCTGACCGTTCTGCTGGTCCTGGTCATGCTGTTGTTGCTGTTGCTGTTGTTCCTGATGCTGATTGAGCAGCTGGAAGACAGATTCGTAGTAATAGTCGTTTTCTGCGATCTTCTGGTTGATTTCATCTTCGATGAGCTTCTTGGACCAGACAGATTCGCGGACGTATTTAGCGATCTCTTCGGGTGCAGAAGCGAGGAAGATCTGAAGTTCCTTGCTGTTGCAAGTCGCAGTGGAAGCCTTGAAAGCGTTTGCGCCAGTGAGTTTACGGTGCGTGCAGTGATGATGGATGAAGCGGTACAGCTCGATAGAGAGAATGAAGACGAAGACAGCTCGGTCGCAGCTGCAGACCCAAGACTCGTTGTATTCGAGAACCGGAGTAACGTCAGTCTTGACGCAGATGCGGATAGTGTCGATGTCGTTGTTTACGCGCTTCGTGAAGAGAGCGTAGAAAGAGAGGAGGTTAGGAATATAGAGGCCGAAGTAGTCCACCGCGTTGGTGAACTGGAGCTCGATAGCCTTGTCTGAAACTTCTACGTTGGTCATTTTAGTGGTCCTTGTTTGTTTCTACATGTATAATATAGGTAAATCCAAGAGAAATCTAAACCCCAAAATCAAGATTTTTCTTAATTTTTATATTTAGATTTCTCCGAAAAATTCCTATATTATTACTGTAAAACCGTCAACAAGGACCAATTATGATTGACAATCGCGAAATTTTCAGCCGCATAAAGGTAGCAAAGCTCGACATCGACAGCGATAATCCTAGTTATCGCATCGCCTGGAATTTTATCCGTGGAAAGATCACGGGATCGAAATTCGCTTCGATCATCTTCCAAGACCAGGATGTTTTAGATAAAGCTGGAATCGGAGGATTCTATACTAATCGGTCGTTCGTCAACATCCTCTACCTCAGCAAGGACTATCTCAAGAACGGTAAAATCTGGTTCAAGGACGATGAATCCGCTGCAGTATTTCTTCACGAATGCTCTCACTATATTCATCTCGTGAGCAATCAGGGCCGTTATTCACAAAAAGATGATGAGATCGTAACTAGCCTCCCTCCAGCTAATCCTACGAAAGTCAATCCGAAGAGCAGATATTACGCTGAACGAGAAGCCTGGTTCCTTTCGCTCAACATGAACAAAGTATTCAGGCTCAACCTTCTCGACGAGATCAACAAGATCAACACACACAACATGCTGCTGGTCGAAAAGTCTCTCGGCCAGCGCAAGATCTCGATGGATGAAGTCAAGAAGATCGAAACATCAATGACGATCGACCAGTTCCACTGGAAAGCCTAGATGAACTCGCCGAGGATCTCGCAACGGAATTGATCCTTGTCGAAGTTCTTCTTCGCAGTCTCTAGCCATTCCTTTGAACGCTCAGGACGGCAGTTCCACTTCACTCGATGCGGAACCCACGAGTTCTTTTCATCTAGCGCATGTTCGTATATCTTGTAGAACGTAGTCTCTTTCTTATGCGGAGTCGATAGGAATATCGTCTGCGCATCTTTGCGAGCCATCATGACTGGCAGGATGCACTTCATCAGCTCTTCGAAGTCGAAGTCGTCGATATACGCTGCTTCGTCGATCACGAAGAGATCGATCGTGCGTCCATGAAGCATAGCAGAGTTCGCAGAGCAGGAGAAAATTCTGCTGTTGTTCTCGAACTGGATGATCTCCTTTCGGTTAAGCTTCGTATCGAGACGCATATACTCGGGCAGCTTTATGAGGATCTCTTTGACACGCTGCAAGATCTCGTTAGCCTGAGCCCATTTTCTAGACATCAAGCACACGTTACGATCATTGTGGAATAGAGCATACCATAGCGCATAGGCTGCGATCAAAGTCGTCTTACCAGACTGTCTTGGCGCAATTAGAACGTGTCCTCGCTTTGCGTTCGGATCGAAAGCCGTTTCCTTGAAAGACTTTAGAACCTTCTTCTGCCATCTGAACGGCTTGAACTCTTGGTCGCCCTCTGGGCCTAGAATCGTGCAAAACTTGAGAAATCTCGCCGGATTCTCACTGCACTTGTGGATTGTTTTCACTTGATTGAATGTGAGTTTCAAATTCATGAGTTACCTCTTCAAGTATTTATGATACTAGACGTCTGCTAAGGCATAGGACTTTCCTGATTCAAAGTAGACCTGGATTGCATTTCTACAACCGAACTATCTACTCTTGTCAAGTATTTATAAATAACATGAGGTAAATTGCATGAGCATAGATTATACGAAAGTCACGCACGAATCAATGCTTACGGACTGGAACAACCGTGTTCTAGCAGACGAGAAGTACAAGAACTTGAGCAAAGCGAGCATCTATTCCTATATGCAGGAATTCATCGCTGGCGTGTTCGACATGACTAACTACTATATTCAACGTACAGCAGAGGAGAACTATCTCGACACTGCTAAACTCGACTCGAGCAGCATAAAGCTCTCTCACAATCTTGGATATCAGCCGAAGAGAGCAATTCCAGCGACTGGAAACGTTACGTTAGAACTGAGAGGTCCTCTTCCTGCTAATCTGAAGGCAGACGACGTGATCTGGCTCAACAACGAAAGTCTCTCTTTCTCGTTCAACAATCACGACTTCATGCTTGACGCTTGCTACTCGTACAGGCTCACTGCAGAAGATATCGCTCAGGGCACGAGCAGCTCATGGAGCAAGAGAATCACGTACGCAGTGAACGGATACGAATCACAGAGAGACGGCTATATCGCTCTAGACGGAAAGAAGACCGTATCTTATGGAACTAAGCTTCATCCGATCCGTGTTCTCCAGGGCAAGAAAGTAACAAAGATAATCGATCCGGTGACCAATTCGAGCCAGGTTGGAATGGCTTATCAAGAGTATGATATCGACGATCTGAGTTTCTCTAACTGGTACGGAAAGAGAGATCCGTTCGCTTATGTGAACGGACAGTATGACAAGAAATACGGCCTCTGCAAGATAGGCATCGGAAAGAACATCGAGTCTGCGTTCAGTGAAGAGAATCTCTACGAGATCGAAGACGAAGCAGTCGAATTGAACAGCACTGGAGCTTGGAACGTCGTATGTCTCAAGTCCAACTGGGACAAGACTGTCCGTCTGTACTTCGGAAACGGCGTAAGCAGCTCATCTGGACTGGTAAGCATAGATGACCAGATATATGTGCAATATGTTGTTACTGACGGCTCTGACGCTAACTATCCCGATGCTCTCGAATCTGAGCTTCAGATGTCTGGAAGAGTTTACGCATCTTCTCCCGGAAAGACGTACGAAGTCACTAGCAACGTCAGATTCATATTCACTGGACCGGTTCATGGCGGAACTGATTTCGAATCACGCGAAAGCATGAACAGAAACGCTAAGCTCTATTACGCATCGTCCGGAAAGCTCATCACGCTTCCTGACTACATGTCGTATCTTCTCACGATCACGGATCCGATCACAGTCAAGCACGCTATCGCATTTGGCGAGAATCAGCTCGAAGAGGCAGGAATCGAACACAGCTCTGCACTGTCGAATCTCGTCATATACAACGTCTTCTCAGACATCTACAGAGAATCAGATGGAAGATATCGTCCTTTGAACGTATTTGACGAAGATGAAGATGTCACTGGAGCTTCTCTATATTACGACTACGAGACGTACATGGCTCATCTTCTCGACATGACAGAGTTTATGCTAGCTCCGAAGAAGTCAGTCGAAGCCCAGTATGGAGATCACACTACGTTCGGTCGATGGTGCGCTCAGATCCGTTCTGACGCTTCGGACCGCATGATGATGAACAGCAAGCTCATCTCTATGCCTCCTCTATTCCACTATTATGACGTAGTAGGAGAGGTTCAGGTAGATAGACATGTCGACATGGCTGAATATCAGGCTGAACTAGAGAACAGCATCTATCGTTGGCTGTCTGTGAATACAACGTTCAAGACGCCCATCTTCAAGTCCGATATCGTCAACAAGATCCTCGAAAATCCTTCTTCAAAGCGTGTCAACATCGACATCAAGGTCTCAGAATGGATCAAGGGTGAAGAACACACGTATCGCTTCGAGCCAGGAACTGTCAGTAAGAGCATCAATATTCTAACTCTTCCAGCGAACGACATGAACGGAAACGACATGAGACCGATTCTGCAAGAGATGGTCGGCAAAGACGTCCTTCTCACGATTCACGATGACGGAGAAGGAAGTGCAGAGAGATTCAGAATCGAAGATGTCAGTTTTGATGCTGATCACGTGTACTGCACGCTGAATGTAGAACCCGGAGACGTGAGCGATTCGTACGTCGATCTTACGTTCGACTCTACTTCGCTGTACAGCAAGGGAAATCTCACTGGAATCGACTACGACTTCATGATAGCGGTTCAGAGATGGATCAACAGCCGAACTACAGTGATAGGAACAAACGACAGACCGATTCCGCTCCCATATACAGTCGACTTCGGCATCGGAGATCTTCCAGAGAATCTCAGAGGATTCGCAGAAGAGCTGAGCTGCGATGAAGCTCTGCTGGAAATGCTCCAAAACGGTCATATAGCGTCCATTTCAGGCACTACTAGGCAGTCGCTAATATTAGTCCTAAAGAACTCCATAAACATGCTAAAACTGCTCTTAAAGGGCAAGTTGGAATACTACCAGAAGGATATCGTCAGAAACGAGACGATGGAGAGAATGGGAGCTAACAACGTAGACCTCTCGTTGAATCTCAGTGAAGAAGCATTTAACTACTTCCTCGCCGACGCAGTAAAGGCTGGAACTGTCACATGGGACACAGTAAAGGCAGATTTCCCGTACATCTATCCTGCACTGAAGGTCGTATTCGACGACAACATCCTAGACGACAACAACAACATCGTCAACTTCAGCTCGGATCGAGACATTCCAGTCGTACGCCTTAGATTGAGATACAAATACGCTTAAGGAACCTGAGAAATGGCAGCGATAACGTATCAAAGACAGAAGAACAACAAAGAGGTTACAGTAACCCGTTCTGCGACGAGAGATTCTCAGACATTGACCGAGACCGCAGTTCTGAAGCCGTACATGTATGACGTCACTACGATAACGATCAGTGGAGACGAGAGCGTAACTCTAGAGAAACTCCATCTTGGGCTAAGCGAGGTCTTAGGAGACGAGAGAAAGTCGATCGACTTCAACATGATGACGAGATTTTCTGAAAATAGCGAAGATGAGTGGGACGAGAGAGTCTTCTACGGAAGATTAGTGCCCAACGAAGTTGTCGGCGGAAGCGACTTGACGATCTACATACCTCATAAGTGCTATAGCGATGGAGTCGAGAGTGGCTATCTCGATTCTGTCGTCAGAATCTCGTTAGATCACGATGGAGAAGACATATCAGTAGCATATCGAACGAATATTCCGCCTTGCGTCATAAACGGAGTTCCAAAGAAGAGAAACCCAGACGATGAAGATCCTGTGCTTCCAGCTGCAGCTGATCGAGTGGACTTTGGAAAGGGCATTATTCCAAGCTATTACGATAACAGCAGAGGCTATCAAGCGGACTATCTGTTCACAAACTCGATTGCAGTGTACCAGATCGAAGCGAGCGGATTCATCCCAGAACAGATCAGTGGAGAGTACGGATTCACGTCAGTGAGCGCTTTCATGAGAAACCCAAACACGGACATGAAGGCATCTCTTCATATCGTAAGCTCAGCTTCTGGGCAAAGTTCGATGGACGTGATGGAAATTGACGGGATATCTGCTCCGTTCACTGCCGATTTCGACGTTCACAGATGGACATACAATCTGATTTCTGACGCTTATTCTGCGAGTTCTGGAGTAATATACTCCGATGCAGAGATTTCAGCAACGTTTGAAGAGATATAAATAACTAGTAAAAGAGTAAATTTAGGAGAATTTCATGGCTGTAGAGAACGATATGAACGTATTCACGAGCGAGATCGACAACTTTCGTGACCTCGCTAAAGACTATCTATGGCAAGCAGTGATCATCCCAGAAGAGGGCACTCCGCTCGCAGAGCTGTTCAAGGCTCTCGGTGGAACTCGTCAGTTCACGTTGAGATGTCGTGCAGCAGCTCTTCCACAGAGATCTGTCGAAAGTAAGCTAGAGACTCACTGGCAAGGATCCAAGAAGGTCTTCCCGGGTCGTACAAAGATGGACGGTTCAATTCCTCTGAAGTTCGACGAATTCCAGGACTGGACGACCTCTCACATGTTCCAAGCATGGATGAACCTGATTCACAACTGCGATATCGGCCAAGACGGCGGAGACTCTGCTGTGTACTTCGACCAGAAGACTGGCGCTTCTGTGTCCAACTTCATGAAGGACTACAGCGCTAAGATTCGTCTCACATGCTTCGACTCGAGACTAGCAAAGGGTGCACCTCATGACTACGTGTTGTACTACTGCTGGCCTGAAGATCTGGCACAGGTTACGCTAGATCAAGAAGGAAGTGGAAAGATCTCACGTGAAGTTACGATCTGCTACTCTACGTTCCAGGAAGTAAATCCTGAGCAGTACGACGTCTAATCAGATTAGAGGGATTCGATGGCAGACACTAGCAATCCGAGAGTAAATCAGTGGTGCGGTCATCGTGACCAGTACTACGACATCGGCTGGATCGACAATATAGCCGCTCTGAAGGCTTATGTCCTTCGTCAATTGGGAGCTCCTCGTATCTGCGTAGAGCTATCAGACGAGCAGCTTACAGACTTGATCGGTGACTGCATCAGATATTTCTGGAAATACTACAGCCAAGGACATCGTGAAGACTATCTAGCGTTTCAGCTCGTTCCGGGTATGACCCACTACAAGATCTGCCAAGAGCTGGAAGAAGTCGTCGATCTGAATCTGCCGAACTATCTTGGACTGACAGACAATCTGCTGTCTCCAGTCACTAACGCTCTGATTTCACAATTCCCTTGGGGAGGCATGACTTTCCCTGGGCAGTGCTGGGGAGGTTCTGACTACGGAGACGTTCTGGGCAACTGGAACGCAACTCTGACTTGGTTGGAAGAAGCGAAAATGGACTTCGGTCGCAAGTATCAGGTCAAGTACATCAGAGAAGAGAAAGCTCTGTCAGTATGGCCCACTCCTAAGAATCCAGACCGTTGCTTATTGAGAGTCTATAAGCGCGAGCACTTCATGAATCTGATTCAGGATCCGCTCTTCCGCAAGTATCTTGTAGCAAAGGCTGGATGGCTGTGGACTCTCGCTTTGAGAAAATTTTCACTCCAGCTCGCGGGAGGAGGTCAGTTGAACGGAGATTCTCTAGCAGCAGACTTCAAGCAAGACATAAAGGACATCGAGGAGCGTATCGATCTAGAGACTCCATATAACGAAATATTGGTTGGGTAAGAATATGGGATATAAAAGACACAAGTGCATATACATCGGAGGAAACGACCAACCGATTCCAGATTCAGCGTTCAACGTATCGTCTTGGCTTGATGGCATCTACACACGCTTCGATCCGACTCTATGTCCTGACGGATGGCCGGACATCCAGCCGTACAATCCTGAACCGGGACCAGTTCCTCCAGAACCGTCTGCTACGAGCGGTGAATTGATATACTCAGAGAACGGCAGCGTAGACACTTACGTAGACGGTCACGGCAATACTCTGATATACAACGAAAACGAAGGCTAGAGAAAGTATAAATAATTTGTAAACTGGAGTTTATCTATGGCTAAGCAGAAACAGTTTCATCAGCTCGAGAACGAAGCAGAAAACTTCGCAGACGACGACGTCATCGCAATCGATGGCGCTACAAACAATACGAGAAAGATGAGCGCTGCTAAACTAGCCGAGATCATGGCTCAGAACGCGATCGCTGGAAATCTTGCACCAGGATTCGTAAAAGAGAAGAGCTATGAAGCTGGAGTAGTAGTCGCTTTCGAAGGAAAGACTTACAGATTCAAGAATCCGCATCAAGGAGAATGGGATCCGAACGACGTTGAGCCTTTCACGTTCGAGAAAGAAGCAGCTACTGAGGTTATTCCGAACGACACGATCGACGATCTCTTCGACGACTAAAGAATTTTAACTTTATTGATTTCTCCAACTTGAGCTTATAGATTAGCTCGATTTCTTGCAAGAAAAAAAGGTTGATTAACCAAAATATGAGAAACAAATCATGGCACAATATCTTGACCAAGCGGGTCTACAAGAACTCGTAACCAAGACTAAAGAATATGCTCGTAAGAGCGCTAAGGATGCCGTAAACACTTCGGCTGCCGCTGCAAGCAAAACCATCATTGGATGGGACGCTACTACTAGCGCTGCTACTTATGGCAACATCTCTATCACGTCCGGCCAAGTCACCGACTTGGCTAACGCTATGGATCTCAAGGCAGATCTCGTTAGCCCGACATTCACTGGCGTTCCGACTGCTCCGACTGCTGCTCCTGGAACAAATACGACTCAGATCGCTACTACCGAATATGTCGTAACTGCAATCGGCAACATCGGCGAAGCTATGCACTACATTGGTGCTGTAAATAGCGAATCCGATCTTAGAACTTCAGGCGAAGCTGGAGATACTTACAAGGTAGCTACTGCTGGCACTTATCTCGGTTACAAGTGTGAAGTTGGCGATATGATCATCGCTAATAAAGACTACACTTCCGCTCTGACTAGCGCAGACATTGATGTGATCCAGACCAACATTGATGGCGCTGTCACTGGGCCGGAAACGGCCGTTTCCGGCAACATCGCCATCTTCAACGGTGCAACTGGCAAGGTCATCATGGATGCTGGTTATGGACTTGATCACTTCAAGGTCGTTCAGCAGACCTCTGCATACAGTGGTGGACCTCTGAAGACAGTCGATGGGATCTCTCAGAATACTAACGGTGAAATCTCCGTAACGTTCCAGGACATTCAGTCTGCAACTGCTGGTCAGAAGGGCGTCGTCCAGCTCGCTACTTCTATCGGAACTCCAGAGACAGAGAACAATAAGGCTGCTACCGAAAAGGCTGTCCGTGACGCTATCAACGCTTTGGACGTGAACAACATCGATGGCTTCGGCGTTGATAAGACCCTTGCTACTTTGACTGAAACCGATGGCAAGATTGCTGCTACCTTCCAGCCTATCCAGATCGCAGAATCTCAGGTTACTAACTTGACAATCGATCTTGCTAATATTGCAACAAGCGCTGATACTCTCAATACAAAGATAGACGAAGTATCTGGCGCTGTCGCAACTAGCGCAGCTGCACTTGATGCAAAGATCGGTAATCTTATCGATGGTCTTGACTTTGGCCCTTATGACATCCCGACTTCTGGAACGATTACGGCCATCTCCGAAACCAATGGTAAGATTTCAGTCACATCTGGCGCTATCAAGATCACTCACGATCAGGTCGAGGACTGGGCTACTGTTCTCGGTGGCTACAAGACCGTTCAGACTTCTGTGTCTGATCCGTCTGCTGATGGTACTGGACTCACGTTCATCGACAGCATCTCCCAGGATGTTAACGGCGTAATCACTCCGCACAAGAGGACCGTCCAGAGCGCTTCTAGCTCTCAGGACGGTCTCATGACTTCTGCTGACTTCAGCAAGTTGGCTGGAATCAGCTCTGGTGCTAAGAATGTCGCCGTGAACGCTGACGGCGTTCTGACTATCGATGGCACTAGCGCAATGGGTCCGATTTCTAAAACGGAAATCGACAATCTGTTCGCATAATCGATAGGATAAAAAGATAAATAGAAGCTGTGGATCACAAGTCCACAGCTTTTTATTTGCACTGTTGTTCAAGCATACGATCAAGCATATATGGAGCGACTCGATTGAGCTCTATCCTCTTCTCTTTATCGTACAATGGTCTACCGCTAACTCTTCGAGAAACGTGACGGTACTCGATCACGTATCGGTCGATGAGCATATCTCGCTGAAATGTGTCGCTATCGCCATACCAGACAGAGATGTGCTCAGTCATTCCAGTCATATCGTTCTCGATACGATATCGCTCCGGATTCTTCTCGAATCGCTGACAGATTAGAGTTTTCACCTGTTCGTACGTCATCAATTTGAATATAAGAAATTCTCAAGAAATCGTAAACCCTAATAAATAATCTGTAATAGAGTATCTTTCTATAGAATATCTTTGGAGTTTCAAATGTCTATCAAGTATCCCGAAGAAGTACCAGGAACTGGAATCGAGCTGTATAGCGCAGCTCTCTGGAACCGAACGACTGTCGCTGACGGTAAATGGTTGCAGAACAACACTTTGAAGCCGTTGTACGACAACGAGCTAGTCTTGGCTTCAGCAATTCACAGCACGAGCGCTTCTCTTCAGGGAGAGGTTGACGATCTCAAGGCTGCTACTGACGTGATCGACGTAGTAGCTACATACAGCAGTCTTCAATCTTGGAGTCATTCTGTCACTAGCGCAGACGTCATCAAGGTGCTGCACTGTGAGCCAGTAACTGCTGGTGGAGATACGTACAGCGGTCAGGTATATTTCAGATACGAAGGTCAAGATGCTCAGACAGCAGATCCATCTAAGTGGGTTCCGTTCGCATCGCTCGATCCATATTACAGCGAATCTCAGATCAACGAGATGTTCAACAATTTGAATCCGGTTGCTTTCACCGGGTCATATAACGACTTGAGCGACAAGCCGACTATTCCGACCGTCAATGATGGAAAATTGACAATATCCAGAAACGGCACGGCTCTCGGCTCGTTCACCGCGAACCAATCTAGCCTTTTAGGCATTGACATTTCCGTACCAACCAAGACAAGCGACCTCGTAAACGATTCTTTATTGATTAACGATGGAACGCTGACTATAAAGCAGAACGGGGTGAGTAAAGGTACTTTCTCCGCGAACCAATTAGGAAACGCCACGATAGACCTTGATGACACCACGACTGTTTCTAGCGTTGAAAAAACGGCTCTCGGAGAGATGAACACGTTGCCGGTGGCAAGTATGGTTTCTTCCGCTTTCAAGGCTGGTACTTTCTTATTGAAGGCAACGGCAGACGGCGGCGAACCTTATGTATTCAACGACGTGACAATACCGAACAATCAATGGTACAGGTTCACTGTCAACGGCGAATCTTCGAACTATTGCGAGATTACGCTTGAAATCGTCGCGGGTAGTGCATCCTCCGCTTTCGGGACTTTCAAGCTGCTCGTGGATAACGGCAGCGTGAAGAATGTCGTGCGTGTTCCGTACGCCACGAAGACGGCGGCTGTCGGCTCCGTAACAACGCCTGTATATGTTGACGGAAACGGAGAAATCAAGGAATGCACAAGCGTGGCGCAAAAGGCATCTTCCGGAAGCGGAAACCTTGCGGTTATTGACGGCAACGGGAATTATTCATCTAGCGGTATTAGTGCGTATGACCAAACTATGCTTAACGGACTCACGAGCAGACTTGGCTCGTTTGTAAGCGCGATAAACAGCTTTTCCCATTCCTTCAATGTCATATTCAATAGTTCGGATATTTCAAAAACCTTGGATTTTGAAAATACCTATGCAAGCATAAAGTTCTTGAGATTTGGCATTTCTTACATCAGCGGAAAAATATCGTACAGATTGCCGTGGAGTGGCGCAAGTGCAGATTATAACGGATGGATTATAGCACCGGACACGCAAACAAAAAATGGCAAATCAATCGTACATACCACACATACTTTCACCGTGGCAGGGAATACAAATACAGAAGAACTTTATGAAGAAAACGAATTAGGGACAACGGGTCAAAGCGTGTCGTCAATTTTCGAAAAACAGATTACAACGTCGCAG